GACAGAGGTTATTCAAGATGTAATCGGATCTACAATCGTTGGTGGAACAGGTATTACAGCAGTCTATGGAGACCCAGCTGGTACTGAAACAATTTCTATTACAAATACTGGTGTAACAGCTGGTTCATATGGATCTACAACACAGATTCCTACATTTACTGTTAATGCTCAAGGTCAATTAACAGCAGCAGGCACAGTAAATGTTGCTACAACACTTTCAATTGCTGCAGAATCTGGCACAGCAGATACAGTAAATCTTCTTACCGACACCCTCACATTTGCTGCAGGTGAAGGTATTGATACAACTGTAACAAACAATACAATTACAATTGCTGGAGAAGATGCAACTTCTTCAAATAAAGGTATTGCAAGCTTTGATTCAACAGACTTTACAGTAACAACAGGAAATGTAACATTAAATGCAGAACGTGTTCAAGATATTGTTGCAGGACAAATTCTTGGCGGAACTGGTATCGATGTAACCTATAATGATCCAGCAGGAACACTATCTGTAGATATTGACTCAACTGTAGTTACAAAAACAGATCAGCAAACACTAAGTAATAAAGTACTTGGTACAAATATTGATCTTGGTGCAGATTTAGACGCATCTTCATATAAGATCGTAAATCTTGCAGATCCAGTAAATCCAGGAGACGCTGCTAATAGACGATATGTAGATGCAGCAGTATCTGGACTTGACTGGAAGCCAGCAGTACATTTGTTAGCAGCAACAAATATTAATTTATCAGCAGATTTTGTTGGATTAGTAATTGACTCACATGATCCTCTAGTTCTAGCAGATGCTGGATATAGAATCCTTCTAAAAGGACAAACAGTAGATACTGAAAATGGTATTTATGAACTTTATGTAGACGCAGGTGCTCTTAAAGCCCGCCGTCCAACAGATGCAGATACAGCAGCAGAACTTGTAGGTGTTGCAGTATTCGTGATGGAAGGTACTGTATACGGTACAACTTCATGGGTACAGTCAAATCACTATATAACAACATTTGCTAATCAGCAATGGGTACAATTCTCTGGAGCAGGAGCATATACAGCTGGCGATGGTATGACCCAGACTGGCACAACATTCAATGTTGTTGGCGGAAACGGAATTACCGTAAATGCTAATAATATTCAAGTTGATGCAACTGTAGTAGCTCGTAAATATGCAACAGTAATTGGTGATGGAACAAATACATCATATACAGTTACACACAATTTAAATACACAGGATGCAGTTGTTCAAGTTTTCACAGCATCTGGATATGTGCAGGTGGAAGCAGATGTAACTAGAAGCACTGTTAATACAGTTACAGTAGCATTCGCATCACCACCAGCTTCTAACGAGTATAGAGTAATAGTAGTAGGTTAATCATGGCTAAGCAATTTAAAACAACAATTGCTCCGCCAGCCTTAAGTTCAGATCCTACTGGATCTGTAGTCGGAGAAATTTACTATAATACCGCAACAGGTACATTAAAATATTTTAACGGATCAGTTTGGTCTGCAATAGGTACTGGCGGTGGAGGAAGCGGATCTTCAAATGCTTTTGAAGTTCTTGCAGATGCACCAGCATCTCCAGCTCAAGGTAGAGTTTATTTTGATTCTTCAGAAAATACAATAAAAGTATATAACGGCAATATTTGGTATGATGTTGCGGGTCCAAAAGAATTATTGGATCACCAACACTATGCTGGAGAAGGTCTTGTTCGTCATGTTGATTATGGACAGTATGTTTCAGATTTAAATTACATTGTATCTATGGACGGTGGAACCTCAAGTTCATCCTATGCATCAGCACCAGATAATGATATAATAGACGGAGGAGTAGCATAGAAAATGGCAGTTAGAATTCAACTACGTAGAGATACAGCAGCGAACTGGTCTCTCAATAACCCATCTCTTCGACCTGGTGAGGTCGGAATAGAAACAGATACACTTAAATTTAAAATAGGTCCAATTCCACAGAGTGGTTCAGCTACACCATGGAATAGTATCACTTCTTATGCAAACGTTACTCCAACTTCATTGGGCAACAGCCTTTCAGATTATATTCTTGCGGCAGATCAAGGAACGCCAGGTGGACCAGCAGAATTAGATGCAAATGGTGATTTGCTTGTTCCAGAAAACGACATAATTTTATGGAATAAAGCTCTATATGACTATACAACTAAAATTACTGCTACTCAGCCAACAGCAGATAGAACAATTACACTTCCAGATGCTACAGGTACTGTAGCTTTAACTTCAGATCTTAATTCTTATGCACCGCTTTCTGGTGCAACATTTACTGGAAATATCCAAGTACCAACAGCAGTTACATTTGAAGGCGCTACAGCAGATTCATATGAAATGACTCTTCAAGCAACAGATCCAACTGCAGATCGTACAATTACAATTCCAGATGTAAATGGAACAATTGTAACTACTGGAGATACAGGCACTGTAACAAATACAATGCTTGCAAATTCATCAATAACAATCAATAGTTTCCCAATCTCTTTAGGTGGTTCAGCAGCATTTGGCACTGATAATATAAGCGAGGGAACTACAAATAAATATTTCACAGATGAGAGAGCTCAAGATGCAGCAGCACTAGCCCTTTCAAATGGAACACATACTAATATTACAGTTACATATGATGATTTAAATAATGCTATCAGTCTTGCTGCCGCTCCAGGATATACAAATGAAGAAGCTCGTGATGCAGTAGCTGGTTTAATTACAGGATCTACACACGATGGGGTTTCTGTATCATATACCGACGATGGAGCAAATGCAGGAAGTCTAGCATTTACAAATACAGATAAAGGCTCGTCACAAAATATATTTAAGAATATTGTGGTCGGAGCTACAACAGTAGTAGCAGATTCAAATAATGATACTCTAACAATTGTAGGAAGTAATGGTGTTGGAGCGTTGGCAAATGCTACAAATGACGTAATTGAAATTTATAATACAGGTGTTACATCTCTGACTGGCACTGCAAATGAGGTAGAAGTAGATACAACTACTGGAGCAGTAATAGTTGGTCTTCCAAACAATGTTACGATTTCTGGAAATCTAACACTTTCAAATGGTCCAACTCAAGCTTCTCATGCGGCTACAAAGGCATATGTAGATAATACTACTGCTGGAATTAATTTCCATGCACCAGCACATGCAGCTACAACTTCTAATTTAACTGCTACATATGATAATGGAACATCTGGAGTAGGAGCAACACTTACTGGCAGCGGAACATTCCCACAGATTGATGGACACACAGTTGCAGAGCAAGAAAGAGTTCTTGTAAAGAATCAATCAACTGGGTTTCAAAATGGTCTTTATGTTTTGACAGATGATGGAGATCCAAGTGGTTCATGGGTACTTACTCGTGCCACAGATGCTGATAATTCTCCAGCAGGAGAAATTGCATATGGAGACTTCTGCTTTATTCAAAATGGTGGACAAGCAGGATATGGATTTATTGTAAATACAACAGGTACAATTACAATAGGATCAACAAATATTAATTATGTACAATTTAATGCTGGGCAGGTTGTAGTTGCAGGAAATGGTTTAACAGAGCCAACTGCAGGAACACTAGCAATTGATACAAGTGTTACTGTAGATTTAAGCACTGCTCAAACATTAACAAATAAAACTTTAACAAGTCCCACAATTACTGGAACAGGAGCGATTGCAGGTACATTTACTGGTAACTTAACTGGAGATGTAACTGGAAATGTTTCAGGAAATGCAGGAACGGTAACAAATGGAGTTTATACAACTAGTTCTTATGCAGATCCTTCTTGGATTACCAGCCTTGGTTGGTCTAAGATTACATCAACTCCTACAACAATATCTGGATATGGAATTACAAATGCAGTAGTTACAAATGCAGCAAATACTATTACTGCCGCTTCAGCTTCAACAAAGCCACTTATTATTAAGGGATATGCTTCTCAATCAGCTAACCTTCAAGAGTGGCAAGATTCAAGTGGAAATTTGGTTGGATACATATCTCCATCAGGATCTATAATTAGTTATGGAAATGGAATAATTTCTGGAGACCTTAGAGTAGGAACTGCCACATGGTTGTCTGCAACTTTAAATGTTAAGTCAAGAACTTCTTCAGAAATTCCTGCAGTTATACGTGGTTCAGCATCTCAATCTGCTAACCTTCAAGAGTGGCAGAATTCTAGTGGAACAGCTATAGCATATATAAATAGTGTTGGAAGTTTGGTAACAACTGATTCAATTACAGCATCTGGCGCTGTTGTTGCAACAAACGGAGTATATGTTAATACAGGTTATATTGGTGGAGCAATTTCTGCAAAACCATTCCTTACTACTATAGTAGGTCTGCTCATAAGAGGAGCAGTTTCTCAAACAGCCGATCTTGCACAATGGCAAAATAGCAGTTCAACAGTATTAACTAAAATTGATGCTTCTGGTAATATTACAGCACCATCACTTACATTATCAACTACAGCATTAGCTACAACATCTGGTGGAACTGGATTATCTAGCTATGCTTCTGGAGATATTCTATATGCCTCAGCAACAGATACTCTTGCTAAGTTAGCCAAGGGTACAAATGGACAAATATTAACTCTAGCATCAGGACTACCTTCATGGGCAGATGCTCCAATTACACTTCCATCACAAACTGGAAATAATGGTAAGTATCTAACCACAGATGGCACAACTGCTTCATGGGCAACTTTAGTAGTTCCAATTACAACTGGAACCGCAACAGTGTCTTCAAATACTGTAACTGCAATTGATAGTTTTACAATGACTAGCGGTGCAACAGAATATATGGTTACTTTATTGCAGGGATCAAAGCGTAGAACATCTAAGGTGCTTGTTCATTCTGATGGATCAAATATTGATATGACTGAGTTTGCTATTATAGAATTAGGCGGAACAATGTCTGGTGTTGTAGTATCAGCATCCGCACTTGGTTCTGCTGGATATTTAAATGTAACTGTAACAGACGCAGCAACAACAAATGTAACGGTAAAATTTAGTAAAGTAGCTCTATAGGGGGAAGTAAGTGTCAGATAAAAACTTTAAAGTTAAATCTGGACTAAACATCCCGATTGTTTCCGCACCAATATTAATTACTGATTCTAGTGGTAATATTGCATCTTCTGCAACACTTCCAATTTCAGCAGGCGGTACAGGACAAACATCGGCAACTAATGCAATCAACGCTTTACTTCCAGTACAAAATGGATCAACAATAAATTATACAATTCAGTCTGACGGAACAAATATTAGTTGGGCTAAAATATATAATCAAGGAATACAAGATTCTGGAATTACTGTAACTCCTCGTCGAAATCTTAATATAGTTGGTGCTACATTTACAGATTCAGCGGGAACAGATACAACCACTGTAACATTTCCACTAAACACATATGCTCGTCAAGCATTTACTCCTACATCAGGACAAACATCATTTACATTAACTAATCCGATTATTATAGGATCTGAACAGGTGTTTTTAAATGGAATCCTACTTGTTCGTGGAACGGATTATACAACTCCAGATACAACAACAATAACTTTATCTTCTGGAGCGGCAGCAGGAGATTCCTTTGAAGTAATGATGTTAAATAATATTACTTCATCTGGTGTATTAGCAAATTATAAACAAGAAATTAATTTATCTATATCATCAAACACCACATTAGTTCCAGGATATAGATACTATGTAAATACATCAGCTGCTAGGACATTAACTCTTCCAGCAAACCCTTCGCTTGGAAATGAAGTAACAGTATTTGATGCATCAGGTTTGGCGGGAACTAATAATATTACAATTAATTCAAACTCTGGTAAAATTAACGGAGCAGTTCAAGATCTTACAATTGACGTAGATGGAGCAGGGGCTTCATTAATTTATACTGGAGCAACATATGGCTGGAGGGTTGGATAATGACACTTAGTTTTTCTAGTTTATCTGGTGGAACATCATTTACAGTAGTCACATCTACAGGCGGATCTAAAACGGCCACCCTTGATAAATCATATCCAGCAGGAACATATTTAATTGAGTCTAAAGCAATGGATACAAACCTAGAGGTATATCTAGGTGCATCAGATGGAACACAGGTTGGAACGGCGACGGCAGGAGCAAAAACAATTACAGCTTCAGCCTCCTTCTTATATGTAACAACAGTAAATGCAGATGCTAATGATGCTGTTATATTTACATTAAAATCAGCAGCTACTCTTGCAACTAAAACAGATGCAGTATGGGCTCCACCAACAATTACAGATATTACCCCAAGTGGTTTGCCAAATGCTAACAATACAACAACTATTACAGGCACAAATTTTGCAACAAATGTAGATGTTAAATTCCGTAAATCAGATGATTCTACATTGGTAAATGCTAAAACTACCGTTAGAGGATCTGCAACATCTATTATTGCTACACGCCCAGATACTTTTGCAGTTGGAGATGCTCCATATGATGTAATTGTAACAAATCCAAGCACTAATTTAACAGCAACATCATTAAATGCAATTACTGCTGGTGCCGTGCCAGTTTGGGTTACATCTACAACTTTAAATACTGCTACATTAACACAATCATTTTCACAAACAATTTCTGCAACAGATTCAGATGGTGGATCAACAATTACATATGCAATTGTTTCAGGCGCATTGCCAACAGGATTATCTTTAAATTCATCAACTGGTGCAATTACTGGAACTCCAACTGGATCTAGTGGTAACTATACAGTAACAATATCAGCAACAGATTCTGGTGGAAATGCAGTAAATAGAACATTTACTCAAACATTAATCAACTTTGTTTATATTGATTATGTTATTGTTGCTGGTGGAGGTGGAGCTGGATCTGGAATTGGAGCAGGCGGTGGCGGAGGCGGCGGATTTAAATCTGCATCATCTTATACTTTACAACCTTCAACTCAATATACAATAGAAATTGGAGGTGGTGGTTCTGGAGGTACTGCTGGTAGTGGTAATCAAGGAACAACAACAACATTTAAACAAGGGGCTTCTGTATTAATTTCTACAACTGGAGGAGGATATGGAGCCCCTGGTCCACAGTTTATTTCTGGAGGAAATGGAGGTTCAGGCGGTGGTAGCAGTTCTTCTGGTGGATATTTACAAGGTCCTTCTGCTGGCACTGGAGTTTCTGGTGAAGGAAATAATGGTGGTCGTGCTTATCACGTAAGTGGAGAAAAAGTTGATGGTGGAGGCGGCGGAGGTGCTGGTGCAGCTGCAGTTGATGCAGATGCACTTAGATATCCTAATGGAGTATTTCCACATGGCGGAGCAGGAGCATCAACATCTATAACTGGTTCTACTCTTTACTTTGCTGGCGGCGGCGGAGGAGGAGGACATTATATTTATTCAAAAGCTGGCAACGGTGGTATTGGCGGCGGAGGTGGCGGAGCAGGAAATAATAATGGAGGTTCAGGTGGAGGATCTTCTTTAAATAGTGGATCAAATGGTCAAAGCGGTGGAGGAAACTCTCAAGGAATGTATGTTGGTGGAGCAGCAGGAAATAATTCAGGCGGCGGAGGTGGCGGTGGTGGGGGAACTTCTACTGGACAAAATGGTGGCAATGGAGGTTCTGGAGTATTTATTCTTCGTTCAACTCAAGCAGCAACATCCTCAAGTGTTTCTCCAACCACTTACTCTAATTATTATGTATATACGTTTACAAATAATGGAAATATAACTTTTTAATAGACTTATCATTTACCGAATGGTAAAAGGAGGACAATGAAATTTATCAAAGGTATTCCAGAAACTGAATATAAAAGAATTTGGCGGAAGAACAACAGAGACAGAGTCCTTGCTAGTAAAAAGCGTAGTTATGAAAAAAATAAAGATTCTATATTAAAGGCAAATTCTGAATATAGGCAAGAAAATTATGAGCGTAGAATTGAGATAGAAAGAGCATCTAGAGAACGTAATAGAGATAAAAATAGGCCTTCTAAGAATGCCCGTCAATCAGTAAGAAATAGGTTGGTTTCTAGCTCTAAATATGTTATAATTTATAAAGATTTAAAGAGGATATATTCTCAGCCATGCTTTAACTGCGGGTCAATGAATAATCAATCTTTAGATCATAGAATTCCGCTTTCAAGGGGCGGAGAGCATAAAATTGGCAACATGTTGACTTTATGCCAGCCTTGCAACGCAAGCAAGCATTCCAGAACTATTATGGAATGGAAACTAAGCAAGATTAAAAAGGGAGATGATTAAAATAGCACATTGGGCCGAATTAGACGAGAATAATATCGTTACTCGTGTACTAGTTGGAAGCAACGAAGATCCAGACGAGGGCTATCAGTGGTTAATTGATAACCTTGGCGGAACTTGGGTAAAGACTTCATATAATACACAGGGTGGAGTACATTCTTTGGGCGGAACCCCGCTAAGAAAGAATTACGCAGGAATTGGATATTCATACGATGCAACTCGTGATGCATTCATTCCACCAAAGCCTTTCAATTCGTGGTTGCTAAATGAAGACACTTGTCTTTGGGATGCACCAACACCATATCCAACAGATGGAAAGATGTATCGTTGGGTAGAGGAAGATTTGAACTGGCAAGAAGTTGTAGTAGGAGAGTAATATAATTGACAAGGGCTAGAGACGTTGCTAACGTCCTTTCCACCGCCACTAGTTTAGCGACGGATACGGAGACGGCGGCAGCTATCTCTAGCCATAATTCTTCTACAACATCAGTACACGGAATTTCAGACACTGCAGCACTTGCAACACAAACCTATGTTCAAAATAACAAAGGAATAAATAAAGGCAATACTGCTTCACGTCCAGCATCTCCATCAAATGGAGATTTATATTATAATACCGAAACTTCAATTCTTGAAGTATACGATGGTGGATGGTGGATCCCAAATACAACACCAGGTATTCCAACATCTGTAGTTGCTACAAATCAACCTTCAGGAAGAGCTTATAATAATGGATCTGCATCAGTAGCATTTACTCCAGCAACAAGTGGCGGAAAAGCAACATCTTATACTGCTACGTCAACTCCAGGTTCATATACAGCTAGTGGATCTTCAAGTCCACTTACAGTTACAGGACTTCAGTCTAGCACACAATATACATATACTGTTACTGCAACAGGACCACTTGGCACATCTGCTGCTTCATCTGCCTCAACAGGCGTTACTGCAACTACTGTGCCACAAGCTCCAAGTTTGTCTGCAGTTGCAGCACCTCAGTCTGCAGTAATTACAATTACACCTGGCGCAACAGGCGGATCAGCAATTACACAATATACTATTGTGTCAAATCCAGTAACTACAACAAAAACAACATCAAATACTACATATACATTTACAGGATTGACAGATGGTACTGCTTATACTTTTACTGCAACTGCAACAAACGCTAATGGTACATCAACATCTAGTTCTGCAAGTAATTCAGTAACTCCAGTATCTACATTTTCTGCTGATATTTTAGTTGTCGGCGGAGGCGGCGGTGGTGGAGTTATGGGCGGTGGTGGAGGTGCAGGAGGTTTGCGTTCTTCAGTAACTACAACTGGCGGTGGAGGTTCTTTAGAAAGTCCATTAGCGCTTTCATATAATACAAACTATACAGTAATTGTTGGCGCTGGAGGAAGTGGATATAATGCTGCATATAATCAAAATGCTGCAAGTGGTGGAAATTCATCTATTTCTGGAGGTTCAATTTCAACAATTACTGCTCTAGGTGGTACTGGTGGCGGAGGATATGATTCAACAACTTCAGCTACTGGTGGTTCAGGCGGTGGTGGAGGTCGTGGTTGGCCTACAGTAGGATCTTCTGTTCCTGGAACAGGAACTCCTGGACAAGGGTATAATGGAGGTTTGGGTGGCTCTCCAGGTGCTACTGGGACAGATGTGAATTCAACAGGTGGCGGCGGTGGTGGAGCTGGATCTGTTGGTGGAAATTATAATAGCACATCATCTGCTGGCAATGGCGGTAATGGTGTTTGGACAGCAATGACAGATGCAACACTTTCTGGACAACTTTCTGGTGGACATTATTATTTAGCTGGAGGAGGAGGCGGCGGTGCTTATCAGCCAACTCCAGGAACTGGCGGATTAGGCGGTGGTGGAGCTGGAAAAAATGGAAGTAATGGTTCTGGAAATAATGGCACAAACAATACTGGTGGCGGCGCTGGTGGCGGTGCAACTGGAATTGCTGGTGGAACTGGTGGATCAGGAATTGTTGTTGTTAGATACTTAGGTTCACAAATAGCAACAGGTGGTAACGTTACATCTTCTGGTGGTTATACATATCATACCTTTACATCTTCAGGAAGTTTATATACACAAGTTTCTGCTACAAAGGCAACTGGAGGAACTATTACAAATGATGGAACATATGTTTATCATGCATTTACAGGTAATGGTACATTTACACCAAGTCAAGCATTAACAGCCGAAATACTCGTTGTTGCTGGTGGAGGAGCTGCTGGAGGATATGGCCGTGGCGGCGGAGGTGCAGGTGGAATTCTATATCATTCAGGTAAGGCACTTGTTAGTGGAACTGGTTATGCAGTAACAGTTGGTGGCGGAGGAACAGCTCAAAATAATACTTCTGCTTACAATGGAAGTGATTCCCTATTTGATGCTAATTCTGGAGCTTCTGCATTGAAGGGCTTTGGCGGTGGCGGTGGAACTGGTAATCTTGGCGCTGGAGCAGCAGGTGGTTCAGGCGGCGGTGCAGGCGCAGCAGCAGGAGGAACATTTACTTATTCAGGTGGTTCTTCTACTCAAACATCTAATAATGGTGGAACTGGTTATGGTAATGCTGGTGGTGGTGTAGCAACAGTAAGTAGTCACTCTAATAACTCTGGCGGTGGCGGTGGTGCAGGTGGTGCAGGTACAACTACTAATACAGTTGATTCAGTTTTAGGTAATGGTGGTGTTGGATTAAGTACTTGGTCAGCATGGGGCAAAGCAACTAATACTGGAGAATATATTCCAGCAGATAATGCTTGGTATTATGGTGGCGGTGGTGCAGGTGGTAATACTTATGGAACATTACAACCAATAGGTGGTAAAGGCGGCGGTGGCTCTGGTTCAATAGGAAGTAGCAAGTCTGCTGGATTTGCAGGATTGTCAGCTACTGGCGGTGGCGGCGGTGGTGGAGATTCAGGCGGAGTAGGTTACATTGGTGGTAATGGCGGTAGCGGTGTTGTAATTATTCGTTATCCAGTGTAATCGGATAATGCTATAATTGAGTAATAAACAATTAGGGGATACGTGAACTGAATTGGCCAATAAAGATTTTAAGGTAAAGAATGGGTTGGATATCCAGACTCCCCTCCCTGTTTCTATGGGCGGAACTGGACAAACCTCTACTTCTAATACCTTAAATTCTTTACTGCCGTCCCAGGCAGGAAATAATAATAAAGTCCTATCAACAGATGGAACTAATACTACTTGGGTAGCACAAGCAACTGCATATCAAAGAGGCGGAACAGCAAGTAGACCACAAGCTCCTACAGCAGGAGATCTTTATTATAATACCGACTATAACTATTTTGAATCTTATACAGCAAATGGATGGTTCCCTATTGCTGCTGCTCCATTAGCCCCAACTGGAGTTACTGCTACAAATCAAGGAACTGGACGGGCCTATAATAATGGTCAAATGTCAGTTGTATTTACTTCAAGTTCAAACGGTGGAGCACCAAGTTCATTTATAGTTACTCCATCTCCCTTAACATCGCCATCAACATTTACAGGTTCTTCATCTCCAGTTACAGTAACAGGCCTTGCATCTAGCACTCAATATACATATACAGTTGTAGCAACATCTCCATATGGCACATCTACTGCTTCATCTGCCTCAGCAGGCGTTACTGCAACTACTGTGCCACAAGCGCCTACAATTGGTTCTGCAACTGTAGGAAATACTCAAGCTTCTGTTACTTTTACAGCAAATGCAACTGGTGGGTCCACAATTACATCTTATACTGTTACATCATCTCCAGAAAATATTACAGCATCTGGCGCAGCATCGCCAATAACTATAACAGGTTTAACAAATGGAACAGCTTATACTTTTACAGTTACAGCAACTAATGCTAATGGTACTTCTGCCGCAAGTTCTGCAAGTAATTCAATAACACCATCAGCAACAATGTATTTATCTACTATAGATAATGTCCTTGTAGTTGGCGGCGGCGGAGCAGGTCTTTATGGCGGCGGCGGAGCAGGTGGTTATAGAACTGCAACTAATATGTCTGTATCAACAGCAACAAATTATCCTGTATTAGTTGGAACAGGTGGAACATCAATAAATAATAATGGACAATATTTTTATTATTATGCATCTCCTATGAAAAATGGAAATGGTAATAGTTCATCTTTTAATGGAATAGTTGCTTCTTATGGAGGCGCAGGAGGAGGAACTGGAAATACATATGATGCTGCTGGAGAACCTGGCGGTTCAGGTGGAGGAGAAGGATACGGTAGAGGAAATTCTGCAGTAGGCGCTGGAAATATTGGAGGATTTAATCCAGTAGAAGGATACGGAGGAGGTCTTGGAAGATCTGATCTTTATACTTATACTACTGGCGGTGGCGGTGGCGGTGCAGGTGCAAATGGAGCTCAAGGTGGTGTCAGAATTGGCGGAACAGGAGGTTCTGGAATATCAAATTCAATTAGTGGTTCGGCAACATTCTATGCAGGTGGTGGAGGAGGTTATGGTGGAAGCGATGGGGCAGGAACAGGCGGTTCAGGTGGCGGAGGCCTTGGAGGTTGGGGCGGAACATCTTATGCAGGTACAAATGGAACAGCCAATAGGGGCGGCGGCGGTGGTGGTGGAACTACAAACGTAGCTGGTAATGGCGGATCTGGAGTTGTTATTCTTTCATATTCTGGATCTCAAAAAGCATTAGGTGGAACCGTAACATCAGTTGGTGGAAATACTATTCATACATTTAATAATACTGGAAATTTATATACATCATTTGATGGAGCATCTACAAAAGCTTCTGGAGGATTAGTTACAACAGATGGAACATATTGGTATCATTCATTTCCATCAACCGCAACATTTACTCCTTCACAAAATATAACTGCCGATATATTAGTAATTGCAGGCGGAGGTGGCGGTGGTGTTAACGGCGGAGGTGGAGGTGGTGCTGGTGGCGTAGTATATTCATCTTCACAGTCTTTAGCTAATGGAACTCCATATACCTGTACAGTTGGTTCTGGTGGTAATGGAATGATATTAAATATAAATGCTATATTTGTTTCTGCTGGAAGCGGACAAAACTCTTCATTTTCTGGAAGTGGAATTAGCACAATAACTGCAACTGGTGGTGGTTATGGAGGCGGAAGAGGAACTGCAGAAACAAATTGTAATGCAGCATCTGGAGGATCTGGCGGCGGTGGTGCAAACAATGCTCATACAACACCAGGTACTGGAATTTCTGGTCAAGGAAATAATGGTGGAGCAGGAGCAGAAGGAGATGCAAATGCAGCAGGAGGTGGCGGTGGTGGCGCAGGTGGAGCAGGTGGAGCAGCTACAACTGGACCATATGCAGGCAGCATGGGTAGACCTGGAAATGGTGGAATTGGAACATCTGCTTATTCGTCATGGGGAGCAGCAACTGGATATGGTGAAAAAGTTGGATCAACCTGGTATTTTGCAGGCGGAGGTGGCGGTGGTCCAGTACAAGGTACAAATATGAGTTCTGGTGGTTACGGTGGCGGTGGAGGTTCTTATCAAACAAGTGCTACTGGTTCTGGAACAAGTGGAATTAGAGGACTGGCTGGATCAGGTGGCGGTGGAGGTTCTACGGGATCAGCATTGCCAGGTGGCGGTGCAGCAGGCGGATCAGGTATAATTATAGTAAGGTATCTAAAATAAGGAGATATATTAATGGCACATTTTGCTGAGATAGACGAAAACAATGTTGTACAAAGAGTACTAGTTGTTGATGATTTACAAGAACACAGGGGACAAGAATTCCTTGCAAATGATTGTGGTTTAGGTGGAAGATGGATAAAGACATCATATAATGCAATTAATGGAAAACGTAGGAACCCAGAAACAAATGAGATTACTAATGAGCCTGGATTTAGAAAAAATTTTGCTGGACCAGGAATGATTTATGACGAACAAAGAGATGCATTTTATATAAATTGCCCATTCCCTTCCTGGATCTTGGATGAAGAAACATGTACATGGAATCCTCCTATTCCTTATCCAGAAGAAATAAGCTTAGAAATGCCAATAATTAGATATAGATGGAATGAAGATTCTATTTCATGGGATTTAATTCCAGAATAATGCTATAATTAAACAATAATCCAAAAGGGGACAGTGAACCTAAATGGCAGATAAAGATTTTCGAGTTAAAAACAGGCTGCATGTAAATGGCCTGTCTCAAAATTCTGGCGTAATTTTAGCCACAAATAATGCATTAGATGCACATACTCTTTTACCTACACAATATGGCGGAACTGGAACAACAACATCTCCAAATGCTGGACAAGTTCTATATTCAACAGCTGGTTCTACATATGCCCCAACAACTCTTGCAGATTTAGTAACTGGTGCAAAATATCAGGCTGATGCTCCTTCTTCTCCCGCCATCGGACAAATATGGATTGAATCAGATTCTTTATCAGATTCATTTGATCCAAACATTATCCGTCGTCAAGCATTTACTGCGACGGCAGGACAAACAGCATTTACTACAACAGTTACATTTATAGAAGGATATGAGCAGGTTTATTTTAACGGACTTCTTCTTTTGCGTACAACAGATTATACAACTTCAAATTCAAATACTGTTACATTATCTGCGGCGGCAGCAGCAGGAGATATAATTGAAGTAGTAACAATAACTAATCTTAATTCAACTAATACATATACTCAATCTGAAATAACATCATATTTGGCGGATAAGAAAACTGAGATTGCATCATCAATTTCAGGAAATACAGGATTATTGGCGGGAAGACGATATTTTGTTACTTCTGCTTCCGCCCTTACATTAACACTTCCAGGAAGCCCATCAGTAAATGATGAAATTCAAATACTAGATGCTTCTGGAAATGCTTCGACGTATAATATAACAGTAAACCGTAACGGTAAATTAATCAATGGAAATGCAGGCAATTTTATCATTGACGTAAATGGCTCATGGTACAACCTTGTATTTACAGGTAACACATATGGATGGAAGGTGGCATAATGGCTGATTTAAGAGCATCTGGTTTAGGTGGAGTTCCAAAAGGAGCTACAGCAGATCGCCCAAGTCCAGCAAACATTGGTGATGTTTTTTATAATGGTACATTAGGTTGTTTAGAGATTTATACATCTCAAGGATGGGTTGCAAATAGCGCACCTCCAGGAATTCCGACTATAGGTCTTGCTAGTTATACTGCAACAAATCAAGCATATAATAATGCTTCAGCAACTGTTTCTTTTACTCCTGGAGAAGGTGGAGGACTACCAAACTCTTATCGTGCTACATCTACTCCTGGAGGATATTCTGGAACATCTACATCTTCACCAATTACAATAAATGGATTACAATCTGGAGCATCTTATACATTTTCTATTACTGGAACAAATAATTTTGGAACATCTGCATCATCTATATCGTCTAATTCAATTACAGCAAATACCGTTCCAGAAACTCCAACAATTTCAGTATCCCCATCCACGGTTGCATATGGCGGAACTCCAACAGCAAGAGTAGTTGTTTCTGGATCTAGTGGTGGATCAAGCATAACAAATTATTCTTACTCTACAAATGGAACAACTTATACGGCACTATCTCCAGCTCAAACAAGTAGTCCTCTGACTATTAATGGTGGATTTTCTGCAGGATCATCCTACACTTTGTATGTAAAAGCAATAAATACAAATGGGGCATCTCCTGCATCTTCATCTCAATCTTTTACGGCTAGCACAGTTTCACAAGCACCTACAATTGGATCCGCTACAGCTAATGGCCTTGATGGTCAAGCGTCAGTAACTTTTACTGCTCCTGCAAATACTGGTGGTTCTACAATTACATCTTATACAGTAACTTCATCTCCAGGTGGAGTTACAGCATCTGGTTCTTCATCACCAATTACTGTAACTGGTTTAACAAATGGAACTGCTTATACATTTACAGTTACAGCAACAAATAGTGCTGGTTCATCTTCTTCAAGTTCTTCAAGCAACTCTGCAACACCATTTATTTCTCCAATTCTTACAGGAGGAACATTATCTTCTGATGCAACTTATTACTATAGAACATTTATTAACGACGGAACTTTGTCTGTTTCTGCCGCTGCTTTAAATTTAGATGTTTTATTAATTGCAGGTGGAGGTGGTGGTAGACAGGCAGGTGGCGGAGCTGGAGGAGTTATTTATTATCCAGCAAGAAATACAACTGTTGGAACTTATCCAGTTGTAATTGGAGGAGGCGGCACCTCTGCTAATGGAGCCAACAGTACTGCTTTTGGTTTAACAGCAAATGGTGGCGGCGTAGGTGCTCCTTCGAACGATATTGCAGGTAGCTCTGGTGGATCAGGCGGCGGTGGTGGTCGAGATAATGGTGGAGCAGGTTCAGCTACACAAACTTCTGGAAGCGGATACACTGGTTATGGCAATGCTGGTGGACGAGCATCTATGACTGGTTATGGAGGTGCAGGTGGAGGTGGTGGTTCTGGTGGTGCAGGTGGAAACGGTGGAGGAAATGGTACACCGTCAGCAGAAGTAGGTGGTAATGGTGGTCCAGGAAATAATACATGGGCTTCATGGCTTTCTGCAATTGCTCCACAAATGACTTCAATTACTGGTTGGGCCACAGCAACATCATCAGGATATATAGCTGGCGGTGGCGGATCAACAGATGAATATGGAACAGATCATGGTTCTGCTGGCTCAGGTGGCGGTGGTGCTGGTGGCAACAATGCTTCTACAAAAAATGCAATTATGAATACTGGTTCTGGCGGTGGATCTCAAGGAACTGGTGGTTCTGGTATTATGATAGTTCGTTATGCTAGGTCTTCAATTGGTGGATAATGTCTAGAATCAGAGATATAGCAAACTTATTTAGCGGATCAACAGATGCGGCAACTGATGCTGAAGTTACCGCCGCAATTAATTCACACAATACTACTGCTAATGGACATGTAAAAAGAGGTAATACTGCTTCTCGTCCTTCTCCCGCCGTTTCTGGCGATGTTTATATGAATACACAACTTGGTTATCCAGAGTTTTATGATGGAACAAATTGGATGGCAATCGGTGCAGTTGCTACTTCTCCAAGCAGCGTAGTTGCTACAAACGTAGGAACTGGGCGGGCTTACAATAATGGTTCTGCTTCAGTAGCCTTTGTAGCAGGAACAGTTCCAGGTTCTACATATACAGTTACATCTTCTCCAGGTTCTTATTATAATACTGGCTCATCATCTCCTATTGTAGTCACAGGCCTGCAATCAAATACAGCATATACTTTTACTGCCGTTGCATCAAATGTTTACGGTACATCTGCAGCATCTGCTGCGTCAGCAAGCATTACTGCAACTACAGTACCACAAGCGCCAAGTATTTCAGCAGTTGCTGGAAATACAAATGCAGTATTAACTATAACAGGAGCAACAGGTGGATCAGCAATTACACAATATTCTATTACATCAAATCCTGCCACTACTACACAAACAACATCTAATACAACATATACATTTACTGGACTTACAAATGGAACAGCTTATACATTTACGGCAACTGCTATTAATACTAACGGCACATCAACATTAGGATCTGCAAGTAACAGTGTTACTCCAGCAAATCCTTCTGTCACAGTAGACTATCTTGTAGTTGCAGGAGGCGGAGCAGGAGGAAAAGCTTACTATGGAGGTGGCGGTGGAGCTGGAGGTTTACGCTCTACTGTTACAGCAACAGGAGGTGGGGCTTCACTTGAAAGCCCATTATCTTTAACTCCAGGAACAACTTATACAATAACAGTGGGTGGAGGTGGAACTGGAGGCTTTAATGATTTTTCTTCAGCAGCTAATTCTGGAAATCCTTCATCTATAAAAAATGGAGCAACAGATATAATAGTTTCAACAGGAGGCGGAGCAGGAGGAACATTTAATGGTTATCCAAATGGACTTGCAGGAGGATCAGGCGGTGGTGGCGCTGGTTCCCCAGTAGGAACAGTTGGAACTAGAACAGTTGGTCAAGGATATAATGGTGGTTTAGGAAGTAATGACAATGGAGCTACTTATGCAGCAGGCGGAGGCGGCGGCGGAGCAGGTGCTGTTGGTGGAAACTCACAGGGCAGTTCATCATCTGGAATTGGTGGAGCAGGTGGTGCAGGTGTAGCAATTGCTATTACTGGTTCATCTGTAACATATGCAGGCGGAGGCGGCGGTGGATATGGAAGAGATTCTGGCGTTTCTGGAGGAACTGGAGGAACGGGCGGTACAGGTGGCGGAGGAAATGGAAGCGCAAATGGAAGCGCTGGAAGCAATGGTACATCAAATACTGGTGGCGGCGGTGGCGGAGCTGGAGGATATCCTCAAGCAAACGGTTCTGGTGGTTCAGGTGTTGTAATTCTTCGTGCTTTACAAGCTGCATCTTCTACAACTGGATCTCCAGTTTATACAACTTCGGGTTCTTATCATATTTACAAATTTAATAATAGCGGGAGTATTACTTACTAATGGCTAAATTAATCAGAGTATGGGATGGCACACAATGGCAAAATGTTGGTGCTGCTTTGCCATATTCTTATATAACAATTAATGGAAGCCAAGTTAATTTAGGCGGAAGTGTAACAATACCTACTGGTCCCACCGCCCAAGCAGTGTCATCTAATATTACAATGGCGGCAAATTATAACTATTTTGTAGATACAACAGCAGCAAGAACTTTGACTCTTCCTGCTAGTCCCGCCCTAGGCGATACAATTGCAGTATACGATGCATCTGGGACGGCGGCAACAAATAATATTACAATAGCCAGAAATGGCAACAAGATTAATGGACAAACAGAAGATGCTATAATTGACGTAGATCAATCAAGTTCAGTATTTGTTTATACAGGCTCAGCGCTTGGATGGAGGTTTGACTAATGGCTATTAGAAAGTCATCAAATTCAGGTATTCCTTTTGGTAATACTGCAGGTCGTCCAACAGCTCAAACTGGTCAGCCATATTTTAATGGAGAAGTTGGCAGACTTGAATTATACACAAGCACAGGATGGCAAAACATTGTTCAAGAAACTCCAGGAGTTGCAACAATTTCAGGAAATTATTCCGAAGCAACAAATTCAGGAACAATAACAATTTCAGGAACTAATTTTGTATCTGGAGCAATTGCCTCTGCAATCGGAACAAATGGAGTAGAGATTAATGCTTTTTCAACAACATATAATTCTATTGTTCAATTAACAGCAGTATTTACTGGACTTTCTTCTACTTATGAACCTTATGATATCAAAGTGACAAATCCATCTAATTTGTTTGGACTTCTTCCAGATGCATTGTATGTAAATAATAGTCCAGTTTGGGTTACAACAGCTGGTTCCCTTGGAACATTTTATGAACAAGTTTCTATATCTTTATCAGCAACTGCAACAGACTCTGATTCAACTATAACTTATTCTTTAGCATCTGGTTCTTCATTACCTTCTGGAATTACATTAAACTCTTCAACTGGTTTAATATCTGGAACTTTACCAGACATATCAACACAAACAGTATACTCATTTACAATAAATGCAACAGATGGAGTTAATACAATTCCAAGAACATTTAGTATTACATCTAATGTAAATCAATCTCCATCATGGTCAACATCTTCTGGAACAATAGCAACAATTTATGATTCAGGAAGAAGTAATTATTCTGTTTCGGTTGCAGCATCAGATCCTGAATCTGCAACTTTAACATATTCTTTAGTTTCTGGATCACTTCCTACATCTATGACATTAAATACTTCAACAGGTGTAATTAGTGGAACAACGCCAGCAGTTGGAACAGATACAACATATTCTTTTACATTAGGTGTTTCAGATGGAGTAAATGCCGTAGCCACAAGATCATTTAATATTATTGTAAAAGCTCCTTATACACAAACATTCTCTTATACAGGAGCAGATCAATCATGGACAGTTCCAGCAGGTGTTACATCTGTAACAGCAAAAATGTGGGGTGCAGGTGGAGGATCTGGTAGAAATGGAACAGCTGGAACAGGAGCTTATGGAACTGGAACAATATCAGTTACACCAGGAAATACTTATAAGGTTATAGTTGGTCAAGGTGGATTACGAGGTCCGATTGTTTCTTATGCAGGAGGCGGCGGTGGCGGATATGCTGGAATATTTTTAAATAATACAGCGTCTATTGCAAATGCTTTAATGGTAGTCGGCGGCGGTGGTGGCGCTGCTGGAAATAATCAGGTGAATGGCGAATTGGGATACGGTGGTGGCGCTGGAGCATTTGGTGGAAATGGAAAAGACGGATACGTAGATGGTAGAGGTGGAAATAATAGTGGATATGGTAGAGGAGGAACCCAATCTGCAGGTGGTATAAAAGGAACTAATGCACCAAATGCTAATGCAGATGGTGCGGCATTAAGAGGAGGAGTTGCTCAGGGACAGGGAGTCAACACATTTGGAACAGCTCAATATGGCGGAGGTGGTACTTCATGTAGTGATACTAATTATTATGGTCCAGGCGCAGGCGGAGCGGGTTATTACGGCGGCGGAGCTGGATCTAATGATGGAGGTTATGGTGGCAGTGGTGGAGGAGGATCAAGTTATTATAATCCTTCATATGTAACATCAGCTACTTCAATAGCTGGAACAGATGGCGGAAATAATGCTTCTAGAAGTGCACCAAATAATGGTGATTCAAAATATATTGCTGGAGTAGGAACAACTGCTCCATCTTCAGATGGCGGAAATGCATTAGTTGTTTTGATGTATTAAAGGGGCCATATTATGAGCTATCAATTAAAGGTAATCAAAGATTATCCAATCGGATTTTGGCCACTAGATGAATCATCTGGTGCAACTGCCGCAGATATTTCAGGATGCGGAAATAATGGAACGTATGTAGGATCTCCTGCAGCAAATATTTTACCGCTTGTTCCTGGCGGAATTTCTGGAACTAAAATAACAAATACCGCATATGCGACATTTCCAATAACTAAGGATTATTATGGCGCAAATGTCGGGGCGGGATTTGGAACAAAATATACATCAGATAATGATTTTACTTTAGAGGTATGGTTTAATCAAAATATTTCTACCGCCTCAGAAATGCCTTTATTAGCCGATATAACGAACGACATAGGGATTTACTGGGAAAAGGGCGACATCGTATTTAAAGTGTCTGAAAACGAATCTGTGCGCTTCTGTGTGCCATATAGCAAGAAGTCTCTGCATGTCGCTGGCGTATATTCAGTAAATACAATTACTTTATACATTGATTCTGTTCCAATTATTTCAAAATATTTAGATGGATTTAAATTTACAAATACAACATTAACGCTTCAATCTGGACCTACATTAAATTCAGGAGATTCATTTATTGTAGATGCCCCAGCCGTATACAGATATGCCCTTGACGCCAAAGCCTTAAAACAGCATTATGTAAATGGAAATGTAACAGTATCTCCAATTCATGTTGTATATCCAGATGGCGGTATTTTATTTACAGGAACAGATGCTAATATTCGTGCAGCATTTGATTATTCGTACCCAGTAAATAGATCATGGACTGAATTTCTTGACGATAATACATATTACGATGCAAATAAAAGATATATAACATTTTATAAAACAGATACAGCTGAAGCAAAAACATTTATCATGGAGGATTCTTTCTTAGTACCGTCTGCAATTAATTTAATTACATCTAAAGTTGAATGGCGGAATGATTTAGGAATAACAGTAGAATCTAGCGTAGACGGTATAACTTGGGTGGCATGCAGTAATGGACAGCCATTACCTCAATATACAATAGATTCATTTCATTCTAGTCATAAAGTACATATTAGAATTACAATGTCTACTACAGATGCAAGCAAATTCCTTCCAAAGCTATCATTTTTCTGCGTAACATTCTATTCAAATAGAACTATCTATGCAGATAATTATGGCGATAAAATTACATCCACAACGGATTATTATTTAGGCTCACTAAATTACCCAGTTTTATCAAGACATTATATGAATGGAATTAGATGTAAGGCAGACTCAGGCTTTGTCCTAAATACCCAAATGGATGTCCAGACCCTAGAATTTTTCTATACCCCAAATTCCTATAATGATTCAGGGCTTGTATCGTCTACATCTACAAATGGCTATACCGCCTCCAATTTTTCATGGCGGAATTCAGGGACAATATCAAAGTCCAATATTGCTAAGATCTATGTCAATAATGTAAGCAAGACATCTGAGACAGATATAGCCAATGTCTTTGTCCTAAATCAGCCTCATCATGTGGTTATTGAATATGCCTCCCCTATTTCTGGCGATATTACATTTAATTCTTCTCTATATGGGGCAATTCAAGGTCAATTCCAGAACATTGCTATATATGAAAAGGCATTTACGGCTCAGAATGTAGAGACCCATTTTGAATTATATACAGGAAAGCCTGTAGAAAGCGTTTCAGAATCTGCCATTACCCTGACAGAATTAGAACCAGCATATTACAATAATGACTGGATTGTGATACAATCTATTTAAACTGTCAATTAGTCTGACAAAAAGCTGGACTTAGACCATAAAGAATGGTAAAATAAATTCAATGGATAACGGAAAGATTAAATATTCTAGCGTAGAAGAAGAGACCCGCCTAGGTATATATGTCTGGGAAATGCCAGACGGAAGATGGATTGGCGACGATGATGGAAATTATCTGTCTGTCACTTCCATGAAGGGTAACAAGGCAAAGATTGATGCCCTTGCAAACGTAGTTCGCTCATATGGTATTTATGAGGGACAGCCAAAATTCTTGTCAGGCCGTCGAAAGATTGATGACGAAGAATTTGAACATCAGAAGCAAAGACTAGAATGGGGCCTAGTTCCAGATCCTCTAGATATTGGAAACTATAAGGACGAAATGAAAAAGGCAGGAAAGTAATGTCAGATTATATTGCAGATAACGATAGCCAAGAGGTTGAAATCTCTAATGCTGCAGACTGGGTAAAATTTCATAGTCCAGTAGTTCAAAAGACTAATGACCCATTTAAAATAGAAGGCGAAGACTTAACTAAGGTTGCAGGTCTTTCTCCTACATTCCGTCGTAAAATGAATCGTGATCTTCAAAAGAGATTTACAGGTATTGATGGAACTGGAACACAGCAAAATCTATTACAGCAAGCAATTACTGGCTATGCAATGTTCGACCTTGTCGAGCCTCCATACAACATGGAATATCTATCTCAAGTTTATGAAGTAGATCCATATAACTATTCTGCTGTAAATGCTAAGGTTGCAAATATCGTAGGACTTGGATTTGATTTTATTGAAACACGCAAAACAGTTGAGGCTATGGATGGAATTGATAGCGATGTGCAACTTGAGCGGGCACGTAGAAAGCTAAATAGACTTCGTCAAGATCTACATCAGTGGTTAGAAGATTGCAACGAAGAAGAAACATTTAAAGAGACTTTAATTAAATTTTATACAGATGTTGAAGCAACAGGAAATGGCTATCTTGAAGTAGGCCGTACAACTTCTGGAAAGATCGGTTATATCGGACATATCCCAGCAAAGACAATGCGTGTGCGTCGTTTGCGTGATGGCTTTATTCAATTACTTTACGGCAAGGCCGTATTCTTCCGCAACTTTGGAGATCAAGAAACTCCTAACCCAATTGCAGGCGGACTAGATAGACCAAATGAAATTATTCATGTAAAGAAATATACTCCACAAAATAACTATTATGGAATTCCAGATATTGTAGCAGCCGCAAACTCTATGGCTGGAAATGAATTTGCTGGTAAATATAACCTTGACTACTTTGAAAACAAGGCGGTCCCAAGATATATTATTACTGTTAAGGGTGCTAAACTTTCAACAGAATCAGAGCGCAAGCTTCTTGAATTTTTCCAGGTTGGCTTAAAGGGTAAGAATCACAGATCTCTTTATATTCCACTTCCTCCAGATTCACCAGATGCAAAGGTTGAATTTAAGATGGAGCCAGTTGAGGCTGGAACTCAGGATTCATCATTTAATACATATCGTAAGATGAATCGTGATGAAATTCTTATGGCTCACAGAACTCCAATAAATAAAATTGGAACCCCAGAAGGAATTAATTTGGCGGCAGCAAGAGATGCCGATAAAACATTTAAAGAGCAGGTATGTCGTCCAGCACAGGATATTCTAGAAAAGAAATTAAATAGAATTATTGCTGAAATGACAGACGCCCTTGAAATGAAATTTAATGAATTGTCTCTCACAGATGAGGATACTCAATCTAAGATTGATGAGCGTTATTTGAGAATGCAGGTAATTACTCCAAATGAAGTTCGTATTAGAAAGGGTATGGTTCCTCTAGATAGTGGCGATGAAGTCGTAATATTGAAGCCACAACAGCAGGCAGAAATTAGATCCCAGGCAGGACAGACCAGAACTAGGGATTCTGAGAGGGCTGCAAATTCTCCAGATAATTCTGGGGAGGGCAGAAATGCTCAAGGGGACGGAAGACAAGTCGAGTAGTCCTGCTCAACTATTATTTGCGTTATAGTAAATAACGCTATAAAATAAAGCATATGAATATTGAAAAATCTTTGTGGTCATCTCATGGCGATAATATCAATTTATCTGTGCCATTCACTAAAGTCAACCGTGAAAAGCGCACAGTTTCTGGTTTTGCCACACTAGATAATTTAGATCAAACAGGTGACGTAGTCACATCAGAAGCAAGCATGAAAGCTTTTGAAAGTTTCCGTGGCAACATTCGTGAAATGCATGGACCAACAGCAGTTGGTAAAATGGTTTCATTTAAGCCAGAAACTTATTATGATCCAATGACAAAACAATTTTATAGTGGTGTATATGTAGATGCATATATTTCAAAAGGCGCACAAGACACATGGGAAAAGATTTTGGACGGAACCCTACAAGGTTTCTCAATTGGCGGAAAGATTATTGATTCAGAAAATGAAGTTAACAAGTCAACTGGTAAACCAGTTCGCTTCATTAAGGAATATGCTCTTATGGAGTTGTCTGTAGTAGATTCTCCAGCTAACGAGCTTTGCAACATATTGTCAATTCAGAAAATGAACGGACAACTTATGTTTAAGGGAATGGCAGCAGAGACTGTAACAGAAAATATTTTTTATTGCCAAGATTCTGATTCAGTATTCATTTCTACAGATGCATCTTATGACTCCCCAGTTACAGGTAAGCCTGCAACATTAATCGGATGGGTTGAGAGTAATGATGTTAACAAAGCAAAAGAAATAGATAAGATTCTTGATTCATTTAAGAAATCAAGATTACCGTTGCCTGATACAAAAATAATTGCAAAACAGGCAAACGCAGAAGGAGGTAATGAAGTGTCAGAAAACACAGAAAACGTAGTAGTCGAAGAGACTCCTGCTGTTGAAGAAGCAGCTCCTGCAGAAGCAGTTGCTGTTGAAGAAGCACCTGTTGCTGAGGAAGCACCAGCTGTTGACGCTCCTGCCGAAACTCTGGAAAAAGCAGCCGACGTATCAGAAGTTGAGGTTGATGAACCTGATTTTGCAAAGATGCTCGGTGATCTTAAGGGATTCTTCTCAGATACACTTGCAAAGGCATCTGAGGCAAACGCAGCTCAGGTTACAACAATTAAAGAAACTGTTGAAACCTTTAGCAAGAGCGTAGATACTCGAATTTCAGAATTGGCAGAACAACATGCAGCACTTTCAAAGGCTGTAGAAGATATCAAGGGCACGATTGATGGCGTAGAGAAGCGTGTCGTAGCAGTCGAATCAGAGACTGCAATTAAGAAGTCCTCAGACCTTGGCGGGTCTCAGGAAGTAATAACAAAATCCAAATCAAAATGGAACGGTTCTTTCCTCGGTTCCGTAAACGAACTTTTTAACTGAAAAGGTAGGTGAAATATAATAATGAGCAATGAAACACTAGAAAAATCAGTAGCAGCTAACACTACTATCGCTGGTGTCGGTCAGTCTGCAAGCGGTACATTTGCTTCCACAACAGGTGGAACAGGCGTACACCGTGCATCTGAAGCTGGCAACGGTGGTATTCTAAATCCAGAGCAATCATCTCGATTCTTGGATTACATGTTTGATTCTACTGTAATTGGTAAGGTGGCTCGTACTGTCCGCATGAAGTCAGACACCACCGAAATTGATCGTATTGGTGTCGGAGAACGTCTCATGACAGTCGCAGCTGAAGCAGATAATACTGCAACAAACGCAGCAGTCACATTCTCAAAGATCTCTCTAACGACAAAGAAACTTCGCTTGGATTGGGAGCTTTCAACAGAGTCTCTTGAAGATAATATTGAAGGTGCTGATCTCGAAGATCATATTGCCCGCATGATGGCAACACAGGCAGGTAACGACATTGAAGACGTAGTCCTCAATGGAACAGGTTCTGGTTCTGGCTTGATGTCAGCTTTCCAGGGCGTTGTTGCAAAATCTAAGGCTTATGGTCATGTTGTAGATGCAGCAGGTGCTAACGTATCTCGTGCAGCTTTCAACTCAGCCCTTAAGGCTCTTCCACGTAAGTACAAGCAACGTCGTACAGACCTTCGCTTCCTTGCTGGTTCCAATTTGATTCAGGACTTCCTGTACGCAAACAGCATTGGAACTAACCAGACAATCCCACAAGATATCGCTTCAAGCATTATCCGTGGAGATGTTCAGCCGCTTTCTGGCCCAGCTGGTTACGTGGCTCCATTCGCATTCGGTATTCCGATTGTCGAAGTTCCACTTCTTCCAGAAACACAATCTGGTGATTACACAGGCGCAACAGGTTCACACGGTGATATCCACTTGACATTCCCAAATAACGTAGTTATTGGTATCAAGCGTGACGTCACAGTTTACCGTTTCTTCTGGCCACGTAAGGACTCAATCGAGTACACAATGTATACTCGTGTTGGCGTTC